ACTGTTTTGGGGTGAAGTCCTTGCGGAGCATACAATAGTGTTCTCCAGCCTTCAATAAAACCCCATTACCTTCTTCGTTGTTTGATACCCCAAAGTTTACAGCGATGGGCACAGTCCCAATTCGCATAGCATCAACGACAACACGATTGAAGTGCTCACCAAAAGTATTGCTCCAAGAAGGGTCAACCAAAAACTTAGATGTTTGTAGAATCTCATCACGTTTCGCTCCAGAAATAAAACCGAGATATTCAAAATTTCCTGAGTTTTCAGCGTTTTCCCAAATACGTTTACCCTCTCGATCAGATGTTACGTCTGGATCGTATTGTTTGGTGGCGAAATACTCATCTTTACATTTGTCTTTTGACATCATGTATGCTGCCTCAATGCCATAACCACCTACCAATGTTTTAACATTTTTCATGTAGGGCACAGCACGAATAAGGTCGTCCACACGCTTCCAGCGTTTGAATGTCTGTATTGACAAGATTTTGTTTTCGCGACCAGCAAACTCTGGAGTAGGTGGTACGCCATCAATATCCTGAGGGTTCAAAATTAACGCTCGAGGTGTGGACATAAAGTCTGCTGAATCATATGCTGCGGGATGCACGCAAGCAAGACCAGCGAAATGTTTTTCATAAAGAGAAATCCATGGGTATAGTTTTTTTAGATTAGCATCGTGAATAATTACAACTTGTTTTGCCTTGACCTTTTCAATCATAGGCAACCAACCCTTGTACTTCTCAGTGTCTTTATTTTTAAAACCAAAAATAGACTGCCAAATAACAATATCATGTTCATTGGCAGTCTGGACAAACTTTTCTACAGATTCTTTTACTTTGTATGAATAATATGGCGCAATCCAACCATCACCTTGGTGCACTGGATAACCTGAACCAATACCAATCTCATAACCTTCGGCAAGTTTAGAAGGAATTTCAACTGGTCTTACAGTAGAGTTGCCTTTAAGATATGCGAAATTTACTTCGTGACCAATTTCTTTTAATCCTGCCATTAAATGTTCGCAGTGATTGATAATTCCTCCAAAGTTATTGAAGGTATGCATTACCATTAAGATTTTCATATGTTTAAGTCCACAGTGATTGACGGATTTTGATAAGACGAATCATCATTTCTTCGTCTTCCTTATTATAGGCAGATTCGATTTCTTGACTCTTGTCTAGGGCAGTACGACTCATCTCTGCTTCTTCAGGAGTCTTGTCTTCCATATCAAAAAAGTCTCGACCTGCTACTCTACGCATTTCGCAGTATGCACTCCAACCACTAGCATCATATGGATCTGGACGTTTTGGATAAACTTCTTTCCACCAGTGATAGAGTTCTAGAATCTCGCGAGCAGCAAGTGCTTGATGTGTCAACTCTGCTTCATGTTTCTTATCTTCATCTAGAAACTCAACATTAGTCAAATCCTTTGCCCAATTCAAATAAGAAAGTCCTGCTTCTGGGCAACGCCAAGTTCTAAGACGTAAAAAACCCCTGCGAGTCCAAGGCACTTTAAATTCTTTTCGTGCTTCGTTATCCCACATACAGTGATGCCACGCTTGTTCAACCTCAACAAAATCGACAAGTTCATTAAACAGGCAGGGGAGAAAACGATTACCAACATCACGCCACTCACCACGAGGAATGTCGCGAGGGTGTGATGTTAATGCGTGCGATTTAGTTACGAAACGATTATTTAAGTAATACATAAAATCGTCTACTTTTCTTTTTGGATAAGTAACGAAATCTTGAATGTGATCAAGTCCTTCTTCTGCTAACCAGAAACGAAATGGGTGTTCTTTCTCAGACGCTTCTCTCCACAGACGCCATCCTTTACTTGTTTCTGCTTCTGGCTTCGGTGTTCCACGAAGCCAATCAGCAAATTTAGAACAAGACCAATAACTTGATTGCCATGCCATATTAAATCTCCAAAACTATATTTTACTATGTATATAGATTAATGTCAAGCAAAGAATTCATCTAGAGATGCTTCAAGTGCTTTCGGGTGATACTTCGCAAGCATTTGTTCGCCATTCGGACGTGATTTTAAAAAGTCGTACCATTCTTGTTCTTCCCACATTCCTGGAGAAACACCATTCCACAATTTTTTCCAAAGTGGATGTTCTTTGTTCAATCTGCGTGACTCAACAAATTCGAATCTTGAATTTTCATATTCATAAGAACCAAGTTCTAACATGTTTTCACGAAGATAAACAACCAGTGAAACACGCTCAGAACCTTCTTCACAAACAATCGGTGTGTTTCCATGAATTACCTCATGGTTATTCACAAGAAGCAAATCTCCTGGTCGTACATTAACTGCTATACGAATCTCTGGAAAAATCAAATAACCACCAGTATATCTACCATCATTAGAAAGTGTAAGCAAATTAGATAGACCATCAGAAAAGTCACCAGCATCGCGATGCGCTGCAGTTCTAAATGTTTTGTTAACAGTTACAGTAGTAAATGGTGTCTCAGGAATTACGAATCTTGGATCAATTTTATCTGTTGCTGCTTTTTGCGCAGCATATCTTTGTGGTAGTAACTCCTTAAATCCTTTTGCCAAATGTTGTAGAAATGGGTACGCCATAGCAAATTTTTCTGGATTATCTCTTGTATATGTTGTTGCTCTACCATAAGGAATACGTGGATATCTGTCAAACCAACCTGCGATACCTGAGTCAACTGGATTGCCATAAGAAGTTTCGCTAATCATTGTCATAACTTCTTCAGTTGCTTTTGCTCTTGCTTCGTCATCTAAAGGAATGATTGAATCAACCCATTCATCAAAATTAAATTTACCACGGAAACGTGAGATAACCCAAACATTGTTCTTACCAGAACCCAATGCTTTCAAACGTGATTCTAGTGTTGGATATTTTTCTCGAATTTCTAAAATAATATCCCCATCAACCAACTGAGCAGTTCTTGAGGATAGAATTCCATTAATCATTTCTTCTTGATAATTAGTAACCCACTCACGTCCTTCGCCTGTTACTGATGTTCCTGCTTTAATTCCTGAAGCCAATCCACGATTTTCTGTACGAACTGCTGCTTCACGCAAACCAATGTATGCTTGTTCTTGTTCTTCTTTAGTAAAGAAGTTCTTTCTAAACTTAAATGCTATTCTACGCTCATCGGTTTTAACATCACTTGACTGTGATGTGATTCCAGAATCAGAAGGAAGATAACAATCTGTATCTTCTTCAATCAAGACATCATAATGTGTTTCATCAACAAACATGCCAAGCAAATGTTCTGAATCATGAATTTTGTCTGCTACTATAACTTTAACCATCTACTTCTCCTTATTCGAATGCGTCACTTTTGATGCGTTTGCCAAATTTTGTTGTGTCAAACAATGGTGTATCATCAGAAACAGTTCCCTGTCCTTCTATATGTAGTTGAGCACTCATTTCAACATTATATAATCTCATTTGTTTTCTATCTACACCAATAACAAAACGCTTATAAAAGTTTGGATCAGAATATCGATTTTTTAATTGTTTAACCATAATCTGATTCATCTGATCAAGTTCTTCTGTAGCAATCAACGCAATCATTAAATCTGCTGTTGCTGGTAGACCAAATGATTCAGAAGTATCTTCAAGTCCTGGATCTGTGTTAGCAAAACCAGAACGAGTAGTTTGTGTTGCGCTTACCAATGGAACTTTATATTCACCAGCCAATCCTCTCAACTCTTCGGCAATGGCTTTAATATATGTATAAGAGTTTACATTCGCTCCCATACGAAGACGCTGCGAAGAACAAATATTAAGATAGTCAATAAAGATAATATCTGGTTTAAAATCACGCTTCATCCTTAACTCTTCAATTAAAGCACGAAAGTGTCCAGCATGTGCAGAAGCAGTAGGATACTCTTTGACAATTAACTTTCCTTGTGTTTTGTTGCGGATCTTTTCGAGTCTAGCATCGAAAACACGTTTCTCAACCATCTTTAAAGAATCCATAGTCAGTTCTAGTAAATTAGCATCAATACGTTCTGCGATTCTTTCCTCAGCCATCTCCATAGTTATGTATAATACATTCTTACCCTGCAGTAGAGATGATGCTGCAAAATGACACATAGCCAAAGATTTACCAACACCAGTTCCTGCTAGAATAATGTTTAATGTTTTTTTCGAAAGACCTCCGTTAGTGATTTTATTAAGGAGATCAATATCAAAAGCAATTTTCTCTTCAACCCTATGATAAAAATCATAACGAGCATCACTGTCTTCCAAATAGTCATGACCGACATGAGTATCAAAAGTAACACCCAATGCTTTAGAAAGCAAAGATGGTATCGCATCTTGGTTATGATTTTTGTCCCTACCTTCGATAATCTTAATTGAACTGATGATAGCATTGTAAACTGCCTTGTCTTTGCAAAACTTTTCTGTGCTGTCGGTTATCCATTCAATATTTGTTTTCTCATCACTAAGATTATCAAGTGTTTTGTTAATGTTTTTAATTTCTTCTTCAGAAATGTCTTTACGATTGCCAATCTCAATCTTCAAAACATCAACAGTGGGAGTTGTGTTATAGTTTAAGAAAAATTTATTGTATTCCTCAAAGATTATCCGATCACCACGTTCAGTAAAATAATCAGGAAGCAAAAAAGGAATAACCTTTCTTGCATAATCTTCCTGAGTTATCAAATTACTAAAAATTTCATTCTCAATTTTCATTAAATTCTTCCTCTAATTCTTCACTATGATTAACAACTTCGTCGGTACCATAATTATACTTTGTTTTGCAGTAACTGTCAAGTTGTTTTAAAATTTCATCAGTGAAAAATTCGGAAGGATTATTGGCGATATTTTTACCAAAAACTTTTCTACCATCATGTACTTCAATTCGACCACCTTGTGATTTCCAAATACCTGCTTCAATAGCCAAATCTACCAATCCATGATAACGATCTAAACCTTTAGTAAAGGAAAGTTTAGTTTCAACCATAGACTTCTCACGTGTAAAACGAGATTTCTCAAGTTTACATTTAATAATATTACCAACAACT